TATAAGCGTCTACCATAATATCACATATTGTTTCTAACATTTATATGATCCCAGTTGATGATTTTCCATTGGTTAGTGAGGTATGATTTTTTGTCCCATTTATAATCGTACATTGCATGTTCCCACCAGTCGATCAATAATACAATGTCTTTCTTAATCTCGTGATTTTTGATAGTTTTAATCTTGCCATCTTTGGCTAGATAAACCCAACCGCTACCTTGTATGCTCATTGCTACTTTAGCAAACTCATCTTTAAACAAATCAAAAGTCACATAGTGGTCGATGATAAAATCTTCAATACCGCCCGTGGGTTTGTTTGAACTCTTAGGAGTTTGATATTGTTGAAACAAGATATTATGCAAGAATACTCCTGCTTCATTAAATCCTGCATCACCTTCGTTATTATTATAGCGCTCTGCATAGGCCTTGGCCAACTTGCCATAATGGTAGTCGATTGTGTCTTTAGAAATTGCAGGATTCAACTCATCAGATTCGTAAGGTAGTGCATAAATTTCTAACTTATGCTCTCTACCTTCCTTTAGGACATTTCTTAAGAAACTAAAGGTCATAGCTTACAGGCCTCACAATCTTCTGTATCATCATAATCAATGACTGCTAACGGAGTTTGAGACGGTGCTTCTTCGGCAGTCTGTTTGCTACCTGCCTTATTGATCAAGCTATAGTAGAATGTCTTAATACCCCACATGTGTGCCTGCATTAAATTCTTAGCAATCAGTGTCGTTGGTACTTTTCGATCAGGATAGTTTGCCGGATTGTAGAATGTATTAGTACTAATGCTCTGATCAGTATAGGCAGCTAACACAGCACTAGTCTTTAGATAACCTTCGCAGTCTGTCTGTTCCCACATCAGTTGATAGTTCTTACGAACCTTGGCATTGTGATACTCAGGTACGACCTGCGTGAACGAGCCGGCCTTCGATTCTTTGGTACTGATCAAACTCATCGGCATTTCAATACCGTTGGTTGAACCAATAACAACTGAGCTGGACTCAACAGGAGCAATAGCACCATTAGTAGCATTACGAACACCGTATTGAATCATCTGTGCTCTTAATGTTTCCCAGTCTAGTTCTGGGGTAAAGTCTGTTAGTTCATTAACACCCTTGGCACGTAGCTCCCACGGAAACTTACCTTGACCATAACGTGTTTGATCTGAACCTAAACACTTACCACGCTCTTTTGCCAACTCAACTGACATCTCTGTGAGATAGAACGATTGATGTTCTTGCCAAGTCTTAACTTCTGCGAGAGCGTCTGCATCACCGTACTTGAGGCCGCGTTTGGCATGCCAATAGGCTAGGTTAGTAACACCGATACCCAACGGACGGATTTCATCGTTTGACAACTTGCTCTGAATGCTCAAGAAGTCTTGATAGTCAAGGATGTTATTCAGGCTACGGTGTAGAATCCTACAGGCTCTACGCATATCCTCTGGGTTTCGGAACGCACCCCAGTTGATAGATCCCAGTGTACATAACGCTATGCGTCCAGCATCGTCGTCTAATCGTTTGAATGGACGTGTGGGTAATAAGATCTCACAGCACAAGTTACTTTGATAAATCGTGTGATACTCTGGATCAAAAGGTCCTTGGTTCATTACATTATCAATGAATACAAGATATATTCGACCTGTGTCCGTGCGTTCTTTTAGAATACCACCCTTGAACACTTCTTCTGCGCTCATAGTCTTTTTACGCAGACCTGATTGCTTTTCATACTTAACATATAGCTCTTCAAACTTAGCAGTGTCTTTATAGAATGCTTCGTATAAATCCGGTACTTCGTTAGGATCGAAGAACGTTATGTTCTCTTTGTTTTTAAATCTACGCCAGAAGAACGCCGAGAGCACAACCCCGTAGTCCATGTGTCGTACTCGTGTCTCTTCTGTACCTTGGTTGTTCTTGAGAACAATGAGATCATCAAACTGATGATGCCAAATGGGATAAAAGACAGTAGCAGATGCGTTGCGAATTCCACCTTGTGAACAACTCCTTAAATCACCGAACCATTTTTTCAGGAATGGTATCATACCTGTGTGTTGAATCTCTCCACCTCTGATGGGAGATCCTAATGAGCGTAGACGTCCAATCTCCAAACCAATGCCAGCACGTTTACTAGCATACTTGGCCATCATTTCACCACTAGCAAATATACTGTCCAAATCATCGTCACTGCGGATAAGAACGCAAGAACTAAACTGTTTTGTAGGAGTCCCCAAGCCAGCAAGCACAGGTGTAGCAAGAGTAAACAGGCCATCACTAGCCGCATTGTAGTACTCTTTGATGTAGCGCATTCTCGCTGAGTTCGGTTCTTCTTTGTGAAATACAGTAGCGGCCGCGACCATATATCTAATCTGCGGAGTTTCATAGATTTCCTTTGTAGCACGGTTTTTAACCAAATATTTTTCAATCAGTTGTTCAATCGCTGCATAAGAATACTCTTCGTCTTTCTCATGGTCCAGCATTTCATTCATGCGGTTCCAATCGTCCTCTGTGTACCACTCAAGTAGTTCCGGAGTGTACAGACCAATCTCTACATTTTTCTTTACAATATCGTATAAGTGAGGAGGTTTATAATCTCCGTACACGTCTTTACGCAACATGCTAAGGCGTTGTTTGCCTGCTACGTATTGATAGTTGGTATTACAGATGTCTGGGTTTGATTCCACATCAATAAGATTGACAATCGCTCTTAGTGTGATTTCATCTATTTCTTTGGTTGTAATCCCATCATAAAAGTGCGGTTGACTTTTGATTTCAATCATCGACTGACTTACATCTGCTATACCCTTACAGACTTTTGCAATCTGCGCTTGCCACTTTTCGACTGCCAGCGGCTCTTTATTTCCATTTCTCTTAATGACTGTGATTTCCATCTACGCCTCAATGTTATATTTCTTCTAGACTGATATTTATAACGCATCAGTTTTTGACCATATCAGCCTGGCTTGGATATTATCCAAGTCTTTAATGTCAAGTACCGTTTTATATTCAAAGTTTAAAACATGCTTATGATCAACAACTAGAAAATATCTAGGTTGCTTTTCATCAGAAAGCATAGACGTATGTATCTCACAAACGCTGGTCATAAACCGCTGTGTTAATTTAATAGTGTATAACATTCCGAGAGCAATAGCAAGGTCGTCGTACTTATTATCAAGTACTAAATGCCATGGATCGGGCCATTCGGAAGCGTTTTCCGGGTTGAGATATGGACTAACAAATGGGGCGCGGCTCCAAAGTAAAACAACATCTTCTAACGGAGTGTCACTTACTTCTAAGCTGTCCCTAAATTCTTTCCAAGTTGTTAGTCTATTGTGTCCGTATAGATCAAACACCGTAAGCCACACTATAGGAAATAGTTCCAGTGGCTCCTGTCGCTAGTGGGTTCTTATAATAAAGCACTAGTGTTTCAACGCCGCTGTCTGCGTCGTTATCTCTGAGTTCCACTGCAAATTCAAAGTTAGTCATTAGTGCTCCTCCTGGTGCTGTAATAGTTGATGCCGAATACTGATAGTTATCAGATAGGGATGCTGACGAATAGTCATCGTCGATGGTTATGTTAATCTGTCCGTGTCTAACATGAGAACTCAATCTCAATGTATAGTCAATCGTGGTAAACTTATTATGAGCAGAAAATACTGCTAAAGTTCTTAAGCTGTCCGATAGATAGATATCTGAAGAGTTCTTATCAACAATAGAAACATTGGCTGCATTAACTACTTCGGATATTGCTTTGATAGTATTAAGAGAAACTACAGAAGCATTTTGATGTCTGTTGAACGAGCAGTCAGTTACTACGTTACCTAACTGGTCTCCAAAGGCTATGATTTCAACTGTTGGGTTACCAGCAGACCCAATACCGTTACCGCAGTTTTTAAACGTACAACGATTTACTAGAGTGCCTCTTCCTGGGCCAGTTGTATAGATTGCACGATTTGCAACTTCTTCAAATAGACAGTCGTTAAACTTCCAATCATTGCCTTGACTGATTAATAGAGCATCTGTAGTAACGAATACCGCCGTGTCAACGGCTGCAAAGGTGCAGGAATCAAACAGTATGTCTGTTCTAAACACAGGAGGGCTAGTTGAATCTACAACGTAGTTGTCGCATCTAACTGCTACAGCATTGCTGTCAAACTCACAGTTGATAAACTTCAGTCCTGTTGTTCTAGTTCCTGCTAGACTGTTTTCCCAAAATACTGCACTGGCCTGAGATACTAAGGATCCGATAGTGTTACCCAACGAATACTCTCCAACAAATCTCACATTCTCTATTTTAGAATCAGAAACTCCAGTGAACACTGTTTCGCCAGCTTGTCGTTGTACAGTTAAGTTTGAAATCTCGATATTAGTAGGACGATTGCTACTGTTAAAGTCTGCAACTTCTAGTCCTTCGCTTGTGACAAATAGAATGTTATTGTCATTGATTAGCAATACAGTGTTTAACTTAGTCTCGCCTCTAACGATAGTTCCGCTAGGAATCTTTAGGTCGGACAAGAACAAGTATTCACCGTTGGGTACCAGTAAAACTTTTTTATAATCAGGATTTGTGTTTCTAAATAACTCGGTCACTGCGTTTGTAAATGCTTCTACACAGTCTGTAGAACCGTCGCCTATTGCACCGTAATCAGCAACACTGACCTGTATCTCGTCTAGTTTGCTTTGAATACTACGAGGTAAGGCTAAGTTGATAGAAGGATCAGTATAACCAAAAGTATAACTAGATGCTAGGCTCAACAGATTATCGTTTTCTGTCAGTATCTTTGTGTTACCAACATAGGGAGCGCCTTCTGCAATACTGCCATTTCCGATGTATAGTTCTTGACTATCAATAGCCCATGCCATTTCAGCAGAACTTAGCTGAGGGACACCTATTCCCGAGTTTTTTAGACCTCTACGGATCTGGATTTTACTTATCTGTACGACAGCCATATATTTTTCCTGTTATAGGATATTTATCTAGCTTGACTGTAGTATTCCTCTACTTTGTTGAGCCATGCATCCTGCCATTTATTAAAGTCTTTTGGCTCTAGTGTAAACTGTTGGTATTGAAAATCTCTACTGCACATAAAAATAACACCTTTACGAATGTCTGTACCGTAGACTTCATTATGTGCTAATATATAGGCCATAAGCTGTAGGTAGTAATCTTCCACCCACTCTGATTTTTTTGGCTTGTTTGTCTGCTTATAATCCATTACAGCCGGTTCGCCTTCGTGTACACCAACCAAGTCAGTTGTACCCGAGAACAAACCGGGAAAGTAAAGACTCTGTTCCATTGCCCAGATTTCATTTACCTTGCTGAGTCCGTTATCGATAATAACATCAGCCATCTTATGTGCTTGTACCTGAACAGGATGTTGTCCTGGAAGGCGCTCTAATCCTGCACAAAACCGCTCTAGATTGCCGTGCATTGCGGTACCTATGCCTGCGGCTTCCGTTGTGATTTGTTGTGCTTTTTGTTCGCCTACTCGCTTCTTCCATTCATTTAGATGCGTCATATCCTTTGTTGCTGAAAGGATAGTTGTAACGCTAGGTAAACATTCTCCGTCTGGAGTTTGATATACACGTTTGCGTGTTACAGGATCGTTGATTTGTTTACAGCCTTTGTACTGAAACTTTTCTATAAATGGTGGAGGAGTTAAAATAGTTGTTGTCATCCTGTATATATTACAGGATAACAAACTAATAGTCAAACCTGGGGAGTAGTTTGGCTTTGTGCTAACTGTCCGGCTGCTGCCGATGCTGCTGTTTGATCAACTGCTGCTTGACTGTCTTGAGGTTGTGCTGTACCGCTAGCTTTTGGAGCTTCTTCCGGAGCTCCGGGCACGTTGAGTTCAATACCGTTTTGATTAAAATCTTTTACAAGAGTTTGTAATGCAGGTGTTGAGTCGTACATGGCTTTGAATGTTTCATAGTCAGCTGTAACTTCATTACCGGTAGATCCAACAAGTCTATTAAGACCGCCCCAGTTTAATTTAGCTGGAGCTTTTCTACTAGAAGCACGGCCAATAAGGTTTCTGAGAACAATAATATATTTCTCAACGCCTCTATCTGCAAACTCAAATATTCTCATCCTAGTTCTGCCAGTTGTTTTCTTAGATCTTGCAACTGTTGTTCAGTTTGTTTGATCTGATCTTGTACCTGTTTCTTTCTATCCATTAGATCCTTGGCCTGTGCTGCTGCCATCTTAGCCTGTGCTGCCGGATCAACGACGGGTTGTACTCCGGGTGCAGGTGCTGCACCAGGGGCTGTTGGAGCAACTCCCGGACCAGCGGGAGCCATAGCAGGAGCCAACTCTCTGATTTTTAGAAAATCACTTTCGTTGGTAATATCGAAAAATTTCATCCTGCTAGAACTTTTAATAAACGATTGCTGCGATCAATGCTTTCACGTTGTTCGCGACCAGCTGCTTCGGCTCCGCCTACTGCTGGCTCTGCTGCTGCAAAGTCATCAATGGGGGCTAGATCACCTTCGCCTGCGTTCATTGTATCTGGCTCAGCAGTCATATCTGGCTCAGCAGTTAGATCCGGCTCGCCGCCCATGCCTGGCTCTGCACCTAGCATTTCGGCACCTTGCTCTTCGCCTGTTAGTTGACGAACTCCAGTTGCCAATGTTTCGCGTGTGTCTTTTAGGTTTTGTAGAGCTTGCTGAATAGCTGGAGCTACTGTGCTAATAAAACTCTTAGCTTGTTGTTGACTCATTTCGTCACGGATAGAATCGCCTAACTGTAATAGAGTGTCGTTCTCCATACCAGAAAGTTCTTCAATCCAACGGCCAACTCTGTCAACCATTGTCTTTGCTGTGACAATCGCAGACGCTTGCTGGATTTCACCTTCTTGTAATCTAGTCATATCTTCTCCTGTTTCGATAGATTCGTTTTTTTCTTTGTTGTGTTGCTTCCATGCTGTTGCATAAGCAATCGATTTTTCTTTATCTGTTAACTTGCCGTCACCTGCATATCCTTTCTTAATATGCTTGACCATGCGCTCACCTTTGGCTGTTGGTGGGGCGCTTTCGTTTGATAACTCGTCGTCTGTTTGATCAATCTCTTCTTCAACTTCTGTATTGTCAACAATATTTTCATTGCGATCCATTAGTTCCGCAACAATAGCATCGTGCATCCATTGTGCTTGTGTTAAAGTGTCATTCTCGATAGTTTCGTTAAAACTACTTTCTGTACGAGCTGTATGGATTTGTGTGCGTAGTTTGTTTCTAGCGTCTTCTAACTGCTCAACGTTAAATGTTTCTAAATTTAATTTACGACCAAAGGTTTTTTCGATAGTTTCATTAAGCTGTTTTGCGCTAGTTTTGAATAGGTCACTTGTTTTCATATTGGGAGTCCAGATTGATGTAATATTTATTCAGAATCTTACTAAACGTTCTGTATGGGTTTTGGCTATCATTGCACGATCTCGGCTTTCGCAGTATCTGGACCATAACATATCTGCACGATCGAAGTCTTTGTTATTTACAGATCGCTGATACTGCGATCGTAGCATCTGGCTGTCTATATACCAGCGGCCGTACTCTTGATCAGCAGCCCATAATTTGTCCATTTCCACAGTTCTTCTGTGTAATGCCAGCTGATTTGCCAGTGAAATGGCCACTGCATTTAAGCTGATTTCTTTATAGACTAGGACATTGCGTTGTTTAAGATGTTTAATAGTTCCTTCGCTGATTATTATAACATCGCCCACTAGAATACCGTCCGGAGTTTTTACCGGAATGATATTCTTAGACAGTTCATTGGATACTAGACTGTCCAGTGTTTGATAAATTCTAGTCATTAAAAAAGGACCCTAAGGTCCTTTATTTAACTGGGTAGTTAATCAACCCATCTTCATTAAGATTGTAACTACAATGGCTAGAACTCCTGCAATAACGGTTCCTGCTGTGCCAATGATAACTTTGGTTAGACTTTTTTGGCCTTCTACAATATCAGTGTGTACAGTGGCTACCTTATCTTCTAACGAAGAAAGGCGTGTATCTAGCTGCTGATAACGTAGAGCACATAAATCAACGTGCGCTTCTAAACTCTGCTTTTCTAAACTTGTGGTCGGCTGTGTCGACATAATAAATCTCCAATGGGGTATAAAAACAAATACTATGCCTTAAAGTGCCTTTACTAGAGTTATTTATCTCTTGAAGTTGTTTCCTGAACCATATTTTTTATTTCTTTTAAATCAGTGAGGACTTCGACAACACTTTCTTTGGTAACATCCCATTGTTTGACTAATCTTTTCATCGTATACATTGCCCACCACCACCATACTACTGCTACAGCAAACATGGTCGTTTCTCCGATAATCATAGATATTGAAACCCAGTTGTCAGTTCCAAATCTCCATACAAAGAAAATGCCGGCTAGTGCTGATATCGGAAGTACCGCCGCGGCCCAGGCCCACAGTCTTATTTGTCTTAATGTCTTTTCTCTAAAATCTGTAAATCCTTTCATACACTTATTTAATGTGTATCGGTCAAGAATTATGCTTAGATATTATGGTTATCCATATGTTTTGTTGATCGCCTATAGTGCGAAATGCTGCCGGAGATATGTCCACATTGTTTAAGAGATCTGCCACAATAGGAACTCCGTCGAGGTCTTCTAGTAGTAGTCCTACTGGATTGTTATCTTTGGTAAAGACAAAGTCACGCTCAACAAAAAAATCCCATACCCAATGATTAGCCTTGCCGTCGCCGTTAGGTAATCGGCCAGTGTGCATCTCCGGATCGGCGTGCCATTCTACGTTACTACGTATACCAATAGCCTGTAGAAGAGTGTTAAAGTTTGCCTGTTGACCAACTTTTATTTTATCTGTTTCTGCTCTTGAGCAGTTTGTTCTAGTGATATCTACTAGCGTGATTATTTTGAACTGTTGCATATCCTGATAATATTTACATATTATAAGGTACAGCCGTAAAAAAGCCTACCGGAGTAGGCTTAGTCTTCCCATCCCGAGGAAATCTAACTATTAGGTTGATGATAGACCGAATAGAGTTGTTACAGATCCAACTTCAACAATAGCAGTTGTAACTGGAGCAGCAACAGTACCTGCAACAGCAGAACCAGAACCAACAGTTCCTAGGTTACCGTTTTCAGCCATGTAGTTTACCAATGCGCCTGTACCACCTAGTACTTTGTCAGCACGGCGAGCAACAATGTTGCTGTTAAGTGCGTGTGCATCACCAATGATAAGCATTGTGTCAGCGTCGAACTCAACGATTGCGCCAGTTGTACCGAACTCTTGAGCTAGACGCTCCATTTTGCCACCGATTGTGCCAGACTCTAAGTCTACGCCCGGTGCTTCGATTCTAAATGCACGAAGTTGTAGTGTATCGTACAATACGTCAACTGTAGTAGTTGGATTTGGGTTTACTCTTGTAAATGTAGCCATGATATTTTCTCCTTAATCAATAGTCCCGCTCCGGGACCGGCATAGTATTTATATTGGAGATAAAAAATCGGCGATTTACGGTCTTAATCGGCTCGAAATGGAGTCCAACGATGCCTTGGAACTAGTTTAACATCTTGATAAACATACCCTTCGCCGCCGGGTTGCCCTGCTGTATGTGCAACAATATCACCCTGTGCTTGATCTAGTTCAGCAATAACTTCGTTTTTGGCTTTCATAAGTTCAGTTACCAGTTCAAATACAATGTCTAATATATTGCTAAACTTAGAGTTGTGTTCTGATATTTTCTTTAACTTTGCAGGAGTTGCAGCTAGCCAACTGAAGAAAGATTCTGTGTTGATATCATCTAACTGCTTGGCCTTGCTCTTTGTGTTAACAAAAGTATAAAGCGTGTCTCTAAGATATCCCATACCTGCTACAGGATCTAAAAACTGATTGATATTTGAAGCATTTTTGTTTATGATCTGCTGTATTCTTGTTAGATTGTCAGCATCCACAGCCGGTCGGTGATCGACATAGGTCTGTCCAAATACTACAAGATCAGCGCCGCGGAACTCAGTAACATCTTCTATCGGTTCGCCTTCTTTGTCGCCAAAGTATTCTAGTTTCTTGTGTGCAACTACAGCAACTTTCTTGCCGGCAATTAATCTACCGTAATCGCTTACACCCCTAACACTGTAGGTAGTTTGATTAGGAGTAAAAGTAATGCGTCCATCAGCACCCTCGTAAGGCTTACCAGGATGAAACAAGATATCTCCGTAGACATATCCTCTAAACTTTTCAGGAGTTGCTGCTTCAAAGATAGGCCACATAGCAGCCATATCACTGGCAAACTTAGGGCGCCACTCTTCGCCCTTGCCTCTGCTGTTGATAAAGTCTTCTAATTCTTTAGGACTATTGCTAGCTCCTTCCTCACGACCCCAGTTATTCTTCCCTACCATTCGAAACTGTCCGTTGGGCTCTCGTCCCCAATAGACCGTAGGACTCCCATCCCACTTGACCGTAATGTCCCTAGCGTCTTGAGACATACTCATCAGCAGTTTAACAGCACGAGCAGCACCGTTCTGCTCTGTGAACACTAGGTCTTCAAGATGATTGAACTCACGCCCTACTTTCTTAGGAGCGGCTACATCTTCGTTGGTTTTCTTACGCCCAGCACAATGAGCTTTCTGACTAAAGCCTTTAGGGTTTGAGCAGTTGATTGAGCTTTTGTACTTTTTGCTCCACTTCTCAGTTACGATTTCAAATGCTCTCATTTCACCACTTCAATCATCTTACGGAACCAAGCATTTGTTCCCGGTGTATAGCTCTCTAGTTTGTTTGCTGTTGGCAGTTCAACTCCGTCTTTGGACAGTGTACTTCTAGCATCAGCTACTAGCTCTTCATAGTTAGGCAGCTTAATAATATAATCAATGATTGCTTCGGGATCTTCAATGTTCTTAGAAGTAGCTGAAAGACCTAATAGTTTTTTGGCTATTTCGTTTGGATCTTTTGTAATAACGTCGTTAGTTTCTCTGTTGACTAACCCGTTTTGAAAACTCCACTTGAGTCCTTTAGTTTTAGCAATGCTGGCTAGGATGATGTGTCTATGGCTACCTTTTAGATCGCTGCCTTCTCTGCCGCCTGTCATTGACCATTTTAACCAGTTAGGCTCTCCAAACATAAAGTCTGCTTGTACATAGCCGTTGTCCTCGTCTCCTTTGATGGGAGTCTTAAAGTGAACGCTGATGCCACTCTTGCGGATCCAATCCTTAGGATTTCCACCTTTCTTGGTAATGTAAGCAGATAGGTTTGTTACAAACTCATCCTTGCTTACTTTATTGGAATCGATAGCTAGGTCCAAATCACCAGACATTTCTTTCTTGCCTGTAGTACCTAGCATGTAGTCTGTTAGTTCTAGTCCTGTAACAGTTTCCAACCATTGGACTGTAGGTAAAACATCAGCCTTGCTGATGCTTAGTGTAAGTATGCTGCCTGCATCGTCTTTAAATACGCCGCCGCCTTCAAGTAGTTTTGTCTTCATTTGATTCGTCTAATCTACGTTTTTCTTTGCGGGACTCGGCGATTTTGCGTACACCCCTAGTAAACTTCGCTGGATCTGATCCTTTGATAGCATTGATCAATCTGCGCTCGAGCTCATCTGCCTGCTCCGGACCGTAATGCTTGTGAATGCTTTCGATGAGGTTTATTGCAGAGTTGATGATGTTAACTGCTCTGCTTTCTACGAGCGAGTCGGTATTGCGCACTTCTGCGATTTCATTCAGCTCTTGCAAAATGGATCTAGTTTTAAGTTTCATTTTTATCCTAGCGTGATAGTGTATTTAATCCAATCTATTCGTTTTATTTTACAGTATTTTTTTGGTGAAATCAATGGCTTTACTTTTGTGCGGTTGCAGCATATACTGGAATAAATACTCAGTAGAAACCATGAGTCTCTACTAACAGATTAAGGACACACAATGTTACTAAACTCGATGATAGCCTATATTACTAGGCAACTCAAACAGGTAGAAAAACCTGCAACCTACGGTAGTGAGCTGGAGCGATACATCGTTTCCAAAAACCCAACTACCGCAGCAGAAATCGATCACTGGACTCGCCAGTTTGATCGCAACCAAACAACTAAAGGATGGCCACTATGAAAACAATCATGAACGTACTATACGAGTTCTTCGTATCGATGGGTAAAGCTAAAGCGGCCAGCGCATTGGCTCGCATGGGCGACTACGAATCAGCTAAACACATAATGACAGGCAAGTAAAATGTCTCACTTAGTATATCGCCTACAGCCTCACGAGTACCCAAGGTACCGCAAGCATCTGTTGGCCTTAGACGAAGAAAGCAGATACACTCGCTTTGGCTTTCATGTCAAAGACGAGGTTATCGAGCAGCTCTGTACTACATTTGAAAACAATCCTAAAGAACACAAGATCTTTGTAATCGAAAACGAAGAACTAGAAGTTGTTGCCGCCGGGCATATCAGTCTAGTGGGCGGAGAAACTGAACTGGCATTTAGTGTACTAACGCCTTATAGAAAGCAGGGCATGGGCAGTAGCTTAATGAGTCGCTGTGTTGAATGGTGTCAAAACCGCAACATCAAAGGCGGCTGTATGGTATGCTTGACCTCTAACACAGCCATTAAGAAGCTGGCCAGCAAGCACGGCATACTGATCAACGAAGGTGGTGAAACACTTGCGGACATTAAGATTCCAGATGCTACTGCGTCTAGTGTCATACACGAAGTTGTTGAAAGTAACATGGCAAAGATAGATCATCTAGGAAAACTTCAAAGAAGGTTTGCCAGAATGCTCACATATCCGTTGCTATTTAAATAATAAAGATATATACTAATACATCAGCTGCAAAGGTGCAGTAGATCGTAACACATACACACAAGGAGAAAAATATGTTTACACACAACACAATCATCGACACCGTTCAAGGTGCAAAAAAGCAACTCGTTAACACATTTGTTACCGACGCTAAGTTCAAAGAAGAACTAAACAAACTTATCGATGCTCAAGCAGCCGCTGCCAAGACATCTGTCGAAGCAAGTCTAGCTATTGCTCAAGCACTTACTAAGCAAGCAACTGACACATTCAAAGCATGTGTACCTGCTTATACAAAATAAACACACACAGGATTTAATATCATGACACAACCAGAAATGAAACTACCAGAAGTTAAATTTAACAAGAACGGATACGAAATCCGTACAGACATTCTAGCTATGGCCAAGGATGTTGTTATGCAAGACTACCAAGTCAAGTTTGCAGGATGGCAGATGTCTGCTGCAAAAGATGAAAAGACTGGGCAGATCGTTACTCAAGTAGGTATGCCAGAATTTCCAGGCATGGATAAGATCTTGGAATCTGCTGAGAAGATGTATGCATTTGTTAACACTGGTGCTAAAAAATAATACTCGCTCCCGTAAGGGATGATGCAAATATATCCGAGCATAGCTCAAATATTATAGTAAAGTAAAAAGGACTCTCCGGAGTCCTTTTTTATGGTCGAATAGTTGCT